GCAGTGCGTAAGTCGTGCGCGAGACCGCTTGCCCGTAGCAGAGCAACCACTTCGAAGGCGGCGTTGTACCCGCGAAATCGACGACGCAGCCGATAAGGTGCTCGGACTTCACGAGATCGGCGGACTTGAGCGTGTTCCCGATCAGCTTCCAGTTCACGCCGTCAGATGCGAGCCAAACCAGCTCACCCTTGACCGAGATCGTAACGGACACGGCGACCAAATCACCGGGAGTTACGATCTCGTCGCTACCGACCGCGTTGATGGTGACGGTGTTGCCGGAGCCGATGTGCTGGAATCCGAAAGGAACGCCCGGCTCCACATCGGCAGCAAGCGGGAGCGTCGCCGTGCGATTGCCGCCAGAGCAGTCGATCGAGAAGAGCTTTCCGGCATCGCCGGCCACGACAACGACGTTCGTTCCTGACGAGCCGATCGCGTATTGCGGGGTGGCGAGCGTCGCGTCGAACGGCGCGAGATCGAGAGAGCCAGCGACGCCCTCATGCTCCCAAACCTCTACATCTTCATCATTGAGGCAGACCACTCGGAGCGTATCAGCGTCGGTGTAGATCAGCGTCTTGGCATTGCCCGACGTGATCGGGTAGGCGGCGGGATTGAGATTGACCTCGACACCAAGAGATGTGCTCAGGGCCGCATTGGAGAATACCTCAAGGGGATCGTCGAGTGCGTCAAAGAACTGGAGCTTGCCGCTGGCCACAAAGTTGCGGTTGTCATCGAGAGCACGCCAGCCGGGGGAGAAGATCGGAAGGGCGAACCTCGCCACTAACGCGGCCTCATCATCTCATTGGGAGCCCCGCGCTGGCCTCCTCGTCGGGGAGCATCCATCATATCGTTGCCGCCACGGCGCATCTCCTGCCATGGGACCGAATAATCAGGGAGGCTTGGATCATCGCTTCGATTCGGGTTGGGAATACCCAAGAGCTGATAGACGCCGTCGATCTGGCCTATACCGCCGTCAGTGGCGCCCCATCCAGCATCCCAAGCCCGTTGCCAGAGAGTATGCGCCGCGCCCTCGAGATCGCCCCTGCGCGCGAGATCGCGCGCCTCTGCAACACCATCGTCTTGCTCGGTGATGCCCATTTCCTCAAGAGCGCTGTCGAATTGGGTTTGTGGGTCTTCGGCAGCCGTGTCGGCGTCGTAGCCCGCATCCGCCAAATGCTCGCGGTCCTTGCGCGTCGATGGCCGCGGGGCGCCATCCAGGCGCCGGCTGCGCTCTGGTCGCTCTAATTGAATGTCGGCACGTCTCTGCATCGGTTTTCCTTTTTTGAATAGTCCGTCACTGCCGCGCGGCTGATAGTTCGAATGATGCTCGCTGCGCATCGAGACATCGCGCGGTTGCGGCTTGCCTACGGCCTTGTCGATCGATTGCTGTGGCTTGTACTCGCGCGTGGGCTGATCCCACTGCACACCCTCTTCACCAGGGCGGCGGATACGATCGTCGGGCGCTAACTCGCGCGGCTCCTCGTCGTCGTAGACAATCCCGTGATCCAGCGTGCCCGTCTTCGGTATCGAGCGGTCGGGCCATTTATCGAGCTTTTCATCAAGCTCTTTCTGCGTTTCCCACGAGCCATCCTCGTGGACATGATACCGGGGCGACGGCTTTATCGGCTGCGCGCTCGCGGGCGCGGGGAGGAACATGCTTCCGAGGGCATCGAAGATCGCGCCGCCGCTGCCTGTGTCGCTTGCGGTGATGCCCGAGAGGCGCGCCAGGTGCTGCATCGCAGCCTTCGAATTAATGCCATCCTTGGTCCTGTTCGGAAGCTCGGACAGCCAGCGCACATAGCGCGGCGAGGCCATGAAGCGCGCAAGCCCCGACGCGCCCACCGTCGCCATCATCGTCGGCCAGAAGTTGAAGTAGAGCCCAGCTGCCGCCATCAGCGATGACGGCTTGGTTGCGCGGGCGAGCTGCGACAGGTCAGTGCCGCGGTCACGCGCAATGCGCTCGAACGGCGCGAGACGGTTGCCGACGCGCTCAAGTCGCTCGAGCTCAGCCAGATACGCCTTGCCCTGCTCGCCCTGGAACATCACAGCGCGCGCCTCGGGCGGTATCTCGCCAAGCGCTTTCAGGAAGCTCCCGAGATCCTTGGCGCTGCGGCTCATGTGCGAGACGATTGCAGCCGCGCCCTTGATCGGGTCGCCCTTCTCGCTCACCACCCGCATGTAGGCCTTGAGGAGCACGAGATCGCCCGAGCGCGCGGACGCCGAGAGTTTGTCGAGCGCCTGGACGGGGCCAACACCTTCTTTGAAAAGCTGGCCGAGCGGCTTCTTGAGCTCGTCGATCTGCGCCGCGTAGTCCTCGTCGATCGCGTGCCGCATCGCGGTCGCGTCGCGCCCGCCAGGCGCCATGTTGCGAATGCCATCTATATCCTCGGCAAATGCCTTGTAGAGCCGGGCTAGCTTCGCCTCGCTTGGCCCGCGCGGCATGCCCGGCGCAGCGCCCTTCTTGGCGTCCGCCAGCGCGCGCCCGATCGCGGTTCTGATGTCGTGCAATCGCTGGACGCCGGGAGCGAATTGGCCGGCAGAGCGAAGCTCCGCGAGGTAGCGCAGCTTGGATGCGATCTCGTCGCCAAACTCGGAACGCAGAAACTCTGCGATCTCAGGCTTGAAGTTTCCGGCCTCATCGAAAAGCTGGCCTTCCTTATAGCCCTTCATCGCGGATCCAGTGCCGCGCGATTCGAGCGCGAGCTTGTCGATAAGGCTCGCCGTTGCCGTCCGCGCACTGTCGTCCTTCACCCCAAGCGGGTTTCTCTGGATGGGCGGCGTGTGACGGCGGCTCATCTCATAGGCAGCGTCGGCTTCCGTCACATAGGTTTCGTTCCGGTTGCGCCCGAGCTGGAAGGGCTCCACCGGCCGCGCCCGGCGCTCCGCGATCTCCATTGCCTGCTGCTGCTCGGCGCTCCTCTGCCGCGCCAGCGTCTCGCGCCGGGCTTCCTCTTCCGCCTGCCGGCGCAAAGCCTCGTTGCGCTTTGCTGCTCCAGCTACCGCGTTCGGTCGCTCGGCATCGGCCGCCATTTCACGCATCGACTGTGTGTCAAGTGCGCGCTGTGCGTCGGCTGCCTCCTGCTCACGGCGCACGGCCGCCTGATACTCTCGCATCCCGCGCGCTTCAGCGGAGACCTGGGATGCACGTGTCCCTTCGATCTGCGCCCTGTTCTTGGCATCCAACAGAGCGACCTCGGCCCTTGAGAACTCCTGGTTCGCTTTTTCAAAGCGCACCATGGCCGCGTCGGCCCGCTTCTCCATGGCGGCTCGTTGCATCGTCCAATCGTTGAATCGATCGATGAATGCCTTTTGTCGAGGGTTCGGCCAGCTAGGCCACATGATGTGCCGCTCGCCGCGCTGCTGGAAGATCGGGATTTCCAGCTCCTCGGCCTCCTTGATTAGCGACTTTATCTTGTCGTTGATCGTGGCTTCGATCTGGTTCACTTCGTCGGCGGCAGTGCGCGCATCAGTGATCGCCTTGTTGTAGGGTTTGACTACTTCGTCACCCAACCCGATGGCGCTCTCCGGCAGCGGCTCGGGCTTGTAGTTGAAGTTCTCGCGGCGCACAGACTTAGGCGTGATTGCCGGCGCCTCTGGCACTCCAGCGCGCACCTCATCGAGATAGGCCTCTGGCGACACCGGATCGAAGGGCCTGGGCTGGCTCGGGTCAACGCGCACAGGTTTGGGCTTGTACTTCGGCGGCAGCGGCAACCCGGTAATGTCCTGCAACGCTTCCGGCGCCATCTCGTTGATCTGCTCTGGCGGTCGCGAGCGCTCCGTTAATTGATGGCGCAACATCTCTTGTGTCTCGGCACCAAGATCGGCGGACGGTCTACCGCCCGTCTCGCGCGCCATCATGTCATTGAGCTTGGTCTGAACCTGCCCGATGGAGCGGCGTGCACCCTCTGCGATCGGAGCACCGACAAGCGAGCCGCCAAGCCCGCGTGCCGTTTTCTGTGCGGTCGGGCTGTCCGTGATCGCGGGGCCGAACTCGTCTACACCAGCTTCCCTGAAGTCCTCGGCAACCGGCTTGTTGCGCTCGACCCTGGCGGCGCGGCGCGCGCGAAGCACCTCCCGCCCCTTGAGGCCAGCGAGAATGCCGCCGCCAAGCATAAGCGCGCTCTCTGCACCTTCGAGCGCACCTTGCGGCACGGCCGCAATGCGGTTAGCCAGCTTCTCGTCGGTATCGAGGAAGGCGTGGCCGCCGCCCCATGCAGCGCCACCCTTGGCCAGCGATTTCCCGGTTTGCCACAGCGTCGGTGCGGCCTGCGTAACCAGACTGGCGGCTGCCTTGGGAGCGCCTGTGACCAGAGCGCCAGCTATATCGGCCGCCACGCCGAGCCCCCCACTCGTATTCTCGTACATGAGGTCGAGGTCGGCCTGCTGCTCAGCCCAATAGCGATTGTAGCGGTCGCTTAAGCTTTCCTCGCTTCCTCCAGCCCACGCGAACGGCGCCGTAACAGCGGCTAGCGATCCCGCCAATAACTCGTCGTCTCCACCAAGGAGCATGGAATGCTGCAACCGCTGCCTGTAGCCAGGCGCGTGCTGTCCTCCCGTATCCTCGTGGAACTTCTTGCGCTTGTCGTAGACGTCCCGCATCGCGGGCGTCCAATCGGAGCGGTCGGGTCCCTCGCTACTATCTCCACCGCCGCCGCCCGGCACCAAACCACGCCGTCGCGCCTCCTCGAGCAAAGGCTTCTTGTTCTCTGGCAGGATGCCGCGCCGCTCAGCCTCGAGCAGGAGGTCAACCTTGCTCGTCACTGCTCAAGTGCCCGCAATAGCTCTTCGTCGGACATGCCTTGAGCGCCCGTGTTCCCGGTGGTGCGCCGCTGATGACCGCGCTCTGATGGCTGGGCCGGATCGTTCCCGCCCTGGGAGCCCACGAGGGAGGCGCGAGCCCAATTCTCATCCCAATCGATACCCGTGCGCTTGCCATCCTCCAGCGCCTCGAGCATCCCCATCAAGCGCCCAACCTTCTCGTCGATGCGCCACTCGGTATCACCTATCTTCGGCCCATAGGCCGCCATGAAGCGATTCAGCTCGGCTACCGCCGTCTGCTTGCCAGAGAGCGCGTAGACGACGCTCATGGCCGCCTGCTGAATGTCCGTCACCGACTGTCCGACCGTGCCCGCGTCCCAATACTGACCCCAGGCGCGGCCCGCCATGTTGCTTTTCTTGAGCTTCGCTTTCGCTTCCGTGATCGTCCTCTTGGCCTCATCGAGAATAGCGCCCTGGCCGCTCTGGTCCGGAGTGCTCGTGATCTTCCTTTGCACCACGGCGCCGTTCTCGCCAGGCGCCCACACGTAGCCCTTCTGCGGCTCCCCATAGGTGTCGGTGAAAAGCTTCTGGCGCGCCGCCTCGCCCTTCATGGTGCGCGTAATGCCGGCATCCGCCTCGCTCGGGCTCGGGGCCATGTCGTCGCCCTCTTGCGCCGCGTATTGGAGCTGCTGCAAGAATTGCCCGCGCTGCTCGAACGGCACCGTCGAGCCCCATGCGGCCTGAATCGCCGGCTGCGCCGCAGTCCATGACCACGGCGTCTCTGCCGCCTGCACCTGTTGCAAAAGAGATTGGAAGCGCGCCGCGGACTTGCCGCGCGAGTCGTCAGTCCTCGCCCCGTAATAGCCCGCCCTGGCCTCCTCTGCGGCCGTTTGCGCCTGCTGATGGGCAAGCTTCGCCTCGTCCTGTTGATCCATGTACGGCGCCGCCTCGGCCTTCACAAAGCGGATAACATCGGCATGATTTGCAGGATCAATCCCGTGCTCGCGCAGCGTAGGCGCCCACGCCTCGTGCGAGCCGACCCAGGCATCAACCAACTGCTTTTGCCGTGTCGGGTCTTTCTCGGGCTCAATGAAATTCTGAAAGTAGGCGGCGGTTCTCTGCGCCGTCGCTTGTGCCTCCTTCGTCGAGTGCTCGCCATCGCTCTGCCGGCGCGAGCGGATCGAAAGCCCCTTGTCGATCGCGCCGCGGCTATAGGCCATCTTCTCGGCGCCCGCGAAGTCGCCCTTCGCGAGCTCGCCACCAATCATCTCGTTTTCCTGCTGCTTGTCCCAGTAGCGATTGCTCTCCTTGAGCGAGTCGAGCGCGCCCATCATGTCGTTGGTGTCGATGATGGCGTTGCCGGGAACCTTCGGCGCTGGAAGGGGGATGTAATAGCGGCTCATCGGATCTTCGAATAATCCACTGCGAGGTAGCCACTTGGCAGCGTGACTACAGCATCCGGGAATATCTCGCGCGCCTCGTCCGCCATGACGCCAATGCTGCGAGCGCCGGGTGGTTCGTTGATGAAGCGGAAACTGTAGAACGGAAGGCCGCTCGGAAGCGTGCCCTCGTGATCGATGTCCGTCTTGAGCCTCCTGTCTGACGCCGCATAGGCTTTCACGGCGAGCCCGCCGAGCTTGAACAGGTTATTGATGCCAATACCTTCCGCTTCCGCCTTGGCGTTCGCGTAGTTGGTCTCCGAGCCGGCGCGCGTCATGCCGTAGCCGTAAGCGCGATCCGCCTTGCGGGCACCGTAGCCCTCCTGCACCGTCGCCATGTCGTTTGCAAACTTACCGCCCTGCGCGCCCTGCTCCTTGTAGCGGTCGATCCAGTCGCCATAGTTGGCAGTCAGCACGCGCTGCCCCGCGAGCGCTTGCTTGCCAGGTCCCCAGCCGCGCGCGTTGCCGTACCGCAGCATCTCATTTGAATCCTGGGCGAACTTCCCCTGCCACATCGGGTCCGACGAGATGACGGCCTGGCGCTGGTCGCGCGCCTCATCGCCATTGAGCCCAAGGAGATCGTTGTAGAAGGCTTGCGCCTCCTGGCCCTGCTCGAGCCATGGGGCGAGCGTCGCGGTCGCAGCATCGTAGCCAGACTGATCCGCAACGTTGCTTTCATCGTAGGCGCGCTGGCTCCACTGGTCGCTTGCGGCCTTGCCCGCCGCGAGAGCCTTCTTCTGAGCTTTGCCAGTGAAGGCTTCGAAGACGTCGAAGAGACCCATCAGGGGAGCCCGTTCAAAGCGCGCACGATCTGGTTGAGCTTCTGAAGCATGGTCTTGTCTGGCATGACCTCAACCTTGATCTCCTGTCCGTCCGGCAGTTTCACAACCGCTGTCCCGATCGGAACCGTCGCAGAGAAGTCGCTGAGCTTCGCCATCAGGTCTCCAGAACATCCATGTCCATCATCACGCTCATGATCACCTTCTCGACGGGGGCAGGGATGCGAAAGCGGAAGTGGCGCCCCTTGGGACCGCAGCATCCAAGCCCATTAATCGGCGGTATTGGCCGCGGTTGACCAACCGTGCCGAGAGCGAGGCCGCGCGTGCCGGTGAAGGAAAACCCGTCGTCGTCCGAGTAGTCGAAGATCATCTTTGGCTCGCGCTCGAAGACCGATGCGCTGTTGAGCCCGACGCCCACCGCGGCGTCGACGTAGAGAGCATTGAAGCGAACGTCGTAGGGGTAGGCGTGAACCGGCGGGGCGATGATCTCGCTCACGAGGTAGTTCCCCGCCTCGTCGAAGAACGTCTCGTTCATCTCGTAAAGCTGGCCGTTGGCGTAATCTCCGGCAATCAGCTTTGAGCCGAACGTGGAGACGTGCGAGACCCGCCACCTGTTGAGGCCGTGGCTCCTTCTCTCATGCCAAGCGCCTGTTTTGGTATCGAGGCAGCGCGTCCAGTCAGCGCACGAGAGCGAGTAGAAGAAGCGCCCCGATGCGGCCCACGCGGTCGCGACGAGCTCGTTGGCGCGGCCGGCAACGGCGAGCGTGCGAATGAGCTTCGAAACCTCGTTGGTCGAGACGACGCGGGCGCTGTAGCCAGCAAGCTGGCGCACGGTATGGTCTGGCGCCACCCAGAACAGGGTGCGCGCTTCCGGCGTGTCGGCTATCGCCACGCTGCGCGGCGCGAGACACCCGATCTCGACCGTCTGCTCGCGCTCGAAAGGAAAGTCGGCGTCACCCGTGTTGACGTGGACTTCTGTGTTCGTCTCCTTGAAGAAGTAGACCTCGCGGCCAAGCTCCTGGACGCGCACGATCGGCTTCGGTGTGCTGTCGCAAATGCCCTCGTCCAGCCCGTCTATGGTCGAGAAGTCATCAAGGCCGGTGATCATGAAGCCGGCGTTGTCACCGGGAAGAATGCCGTAGCCGTCGAGGTAGGCCAGCGACGTCGGCGCCGGCAGGTCGGCGTCCTGAACCTGGCTTAGAACCAGGTCATCAACCTTGTAGTAGAGGCCATCAGAAACGATGCCGACTTGCGATGGCTCGCGGCGATTGGTCCTCATGTAAAGATGGCCGCTCGTAGCAACGCCGCCGAGATTCGAGGCGCCGCCGCCAAGGTCTACCGCGTGAATCCGCTGGCCAGCCGCAGCGATAAGCCTCTGCTTCACTTCCAGCAGCTCGCGAATACCGCCGCCGTCGAGTTGGACGCCGAAGTTGGCCAAGCCCTCGATGCCGTAGATTGCCCAGACCGACTTTCCTTCCTCGCCCTGCTCCTCGGCAAAGCAGTTGATCAGCCGGCCGTTGCCGGCCTGTCGGTTGCGGGCCGGGTTCGAGCGGATGCCGAGCGAGAGCGGGACGATCTCTCCCACTAAAAGTCATCCACCCTTTGTGGCTCGCCCGATGCCGGCTTGCGTACCCGCCTTCTGATCCGGCGCTTGGCCCCCTCCATGGCGGCATCGAGATTGGCATCGACCGTCCCGGGAATGCCGAAGCCAGGGCCGACGACTAGGCGCATGAGCCCGATCAGCGCCTCGAAGACCTCCTTGGGGATCGAATCCGCATCCCAATAGACAAGATCCTCGTCGGCGAGCTCGTCCAGAATGTTCAAGTAGCGCCGCTCAACGCGCTGCTTGTCCTCGGGGCGCGGCTCGGCCAGGAAGTCAAGACGGCCAAGGTCAATCAGAACCTCGCGTGCAAGGTCCTGAATGGTGCGGTTGGCCATCTCCTGTCGCTATTTCTTGCGCGACTTCTTCTCGGCCACGGCCGGCGCCTCATCGGGCTCGCCGTCAACCTCGAAGTGACTGTTGCCGGCAACCTTCTTCTGGTCCGCGAGCGACAAATCAGAAGTGTCGCTCCACTCCCCGAGCTTGAAGACCGTCCTTCCCACCTTGATCTGGTAGGTATCGTCAACGGGCTTGCCGTGCTCGTTCACCTGAGTAAGCCCGGTCTCCTCATCGCGGTACTTGGGATCACCAACAAAACGCGCGTTCATCGTGCTTCGTCCTTTCCGCGGGCTCGGCCGCTCCTAGATGATGACGCCCCAACCGTGGAAGGTCATAGCGCCCGTACCGCCAGCGTTCGCGGCCGCGTTCGCCTCAACCTGAATGAGCGTCGATTTCGTGAAGAACAGCGGCGTAGGCAACACGAGCGGTCGCCAGATTTGACCAACGATGATGTCGGTCACCGCATCGCCCGACAACACGCCCATGTTGAGCAGGCCGGTAGGCGACGCCGTCGCAGCGGCGTTCGCGTAGACGGTTCCCCACGGCGACGTGTAGTTGACCGAGCCCGCGCCGTTCGCTGCCCACCCAAGGTCCATGTCCATGGCCTCAGTGCCGGTGTCGAGATCGGCCGCGTGGAACTCTCCACCTAGGAGGAGGTAACGATCTGGCGTAAGGCACATCTCGAAAATGTCGCCGTCCTCGACGTTGGCGGCGATCGTGTAAGAGCCCCAGATCGGAACAAGCTGAGATGCCCAGCCATGCCCCTGCGGCGGGAGCTTGCGCTGCGCGCGCGCCCCGGTCAGCGTCTCGGGCGCAAAACACACGCCAAGGTCCATCAGTCGTTCGAATGAACGCATCTCTCAGTCTCCGAATTGTGTGTTGAGGTTCAGTGGAGCGTGGACGCTAAAGCGCCGCTAGGCTCACGAGTCAGCGATGGCGCAATGGTAGGTGGTGAGCATCCCGACGTCCTTGGATGCTGAGAGGGCGCCGGCCGTGTTGTTGGCCCAACGGGTCTTCTCGATGCCGTGCGCCATCTCGACGCCGACGCCCTTGAAGTATCCGTAGTCGTCCTCTTTCTTCGATGTCGGCTTTGCGAGCTGCTTGTTCACGTAGGAGAGCGCCTGACAGCCACAGAAGAAGCCAACGCCCACATCCACCGAGCCCCCGCCCACGCCGACCAGAGTGGTCGTGGTGTTGACGTCCGAGGAATTCTTGGCAACCTCGAACTCGGGAATCTCTCGCATGATGACGCCCTTGTAGATCAGGTCACCGTCCTGGAAGATCGGATTGTCTTCCATTCCCTCTCCCTCGCGCGGGCGGCTGTCCTTGTTGGCCGCATAAATCGACGTATCCGCCCAGGCGTCGCGGAAGCAGCGCGGGTGCATGAACCACACGTAATAGTTACGCCCCTTCTTGGTCTTGAAAGGGCGGATCCGCGGGTAGGCATTCCGGGCCCGGCGCTTGAGAAGATGGATGGAATTCGCCACGACCTTGTCGGCCGTGGAGTCAATGTTGCCGAGAGCGGCTGAGTGATCGAGCCCAGAGTGGTTGCCAATCGCGTTGCCAAACATGACGCGGTCGCGGTTGCCGGAAACCCAGGCGTCCTTGTTGGCCTCGCTCGCGTCCCCGTACTTCACTCCGTTGATCGAGTGGAAGGTATCGATCAGCTGATACTTGATCTTCTCCGACGCCCAATTGTTGAGAAGAGGCTCTTTCTCGGCCAGAAGATCAACCGCCGCCTGCTCACGAACCTTCTTCGACGTCTCGATAGCGTGCCGGTAGAATTCCCAGCTCACATCGAAGTAGTACTCGTCCATCGGCTCTTCGTTACCGGAGAGCTTCTGGTTGCCCGAGACGCCATCGGAGCGCAGGTCGAGCAGGAGCGGCACACGGATTGTCGCGCCGTCCGTCTCAAGGTCAGTCCGAACATGGATGATGTCCATCTCGGAATTGCCCATGTACGGCTCGAAGCCCGAGGCGAAGAGATACGCTCGGATGAACTTCTTCTGCCATTTCGTGAGCTCCAGACCGGAGAGTAGTGAGGTTTCCATTTGCTGCTTCTCGCCTCTCTATGGTGGTTGACGATCAAGCAGCAACACGGACGGCTAACCCCGCTTCCTGGTGGAAGCGAAGAGCTCGTTCGCTACTGCTGCCTGGGTTGGTGGTGATGCCCCTTGCACGCCGGACGCCGAGCGGGCGCCGAGCGTGCCAGGGAACTTCGGATTGGCGGCTGCTGCCGCCTTCTGCTCGGGCGTCTGCCCGCTCAACTCCGCGAGCACTTCCTCGCGAATCTTCTTTCGCTCTTCGTCTGCCCACTTCTTCGGGTCTGCGATCTTAGCGCGCGCTGTCTGGTCCTTGTGCCAATCGACGAGATCGCCGTAGGGATCGGACCGGTCCGCGAAGTCGTAGAAAACGCCAGCCGCCCTGGCCGCATCCTTCGCTGCCTTGACGGTCTCCTTGCCGTGGTCGCGAACGGCGCGTGCCTCCG